ACTGTTTGCATTATTTCCAGAATCTAACATTATTGGAGGAACTCCGAGAGCTTTCAAAATAATTTTTTCATTCTCTTCAATTGCTGCTTGAAAGTCGAGTTCCTTGAAATTTACATTTGAAATTTCGTCAACTTCTAGTCCACCGTCTAGAATAAGTGGTCTCCTACCTCCTGCGTCTGGTCTATACCGTAAAGACCAAGACTGAATCATTCTTTCTTTAATCTTTTCTGAAAGAGTATTAGGAGACTTTAGTACAAGCCCGGGAACTGCTCCATTCTTAAAGAAGTTATCTTGAAAATCTCTCATGCTTCTCATGAGATTCATTGTTCGAAGTGCCGGCTTTAGTCTAGACACTCCTCTATAAATGGAGTAAAATGAATTGTCTTTTATGTGAATAATCTCATTCGGAGAGAAGCGCTCTTCTGAAGCTTCGAATTTATAGTGATCCACAAAAGTTGTTTTGCTTGCATGAATTGACATTTTACTTGCAGGCATATGGTACACATGGGCACCATCAAAATATATAAAAATGTTTCCGTCTAGGATGTAGTCTGTGAATAAGTTTCGTCTAAAAGAAGAAATATCCTGAAAAGGATTTGGCTCCCTATTGAGTAAAATTGAAACTTTGCTAGCTTTAGTGCCTTTTACGATTCCAGGATAGCTACCTAGAGGTTGAACGATTGTGTCTATCTCTGCACAATCATCCACAATTAAATTTACGCCTCTGTTTACAATTTCGAGCTCTTCGTAGGCTCTCTCATAATTAAAAGTAAACTCGCGTGAGCGTTCAGAAGTTTTGTCGTAGTATGGCTGAATTGGATTTAGTTTTTCTTCTAAATCTTCATCCTTCTTTCCGCCAAAAATGTTATTATACCATGCCATGCTTTTCTCTTTGAATGTCTACCCAGCGCATCTGTTTTGTCGCTGTTCCTAGTCCGGGATTTCTTCCGTAAACTTTATGTAACTCCATGTGGTGTGCATGACAGATAGTAACCGTATGTTCGTAGAGTTCTGCCCAGTTATCTTCTATAAATTCATCTCTCCAAATGACAATATACTCATTAGTATAATGTTCTGGGCGTTCCTTTGTTTTTACTTTTAGCCACTGTCTAAGTAGAGGAGCTAAAGAATAAAAATGATGAAAATCTAACTGAGAGTCCGTTCCGCAGATGTAACATTCACTTTCTTTTTCGTATTTTGATTTCGCTCGATCCCTTATGTATTTCACTGGATCTCTCTTGAGCTTTTTCATATTTTGCATTATAGCCTCTGTAAGATAAATTGTCAAACATTATTTTTCTGAGGTATTACTAAAAGCCAGTCTGCGATGTCTCAAATGAATACAGTGCATATCGCAAAGCGTCGGCCATGTGAGATGCCATATTATGCTTTGGTTTCTCTCTAGCTAAATTTGGATTTGAGTCCCATTGATACTGATCAAGACAAGATAGTACTTGATCGGATCGTTGATCGACCAGTAGCTTATCGTTATCAACTATAGCAGCTACATGTGCGATTCCATCTAAAACTGACTTCTTTGCATTTATAGTAGAAATATCGTAATTTTGTGCGAAGTCAAATCGAGTTTGTTGTGCAGCGGAATCTATATAAATGTAATCAATTCCCCACTTATCAATCATTTGTTGTACTTTAGCGGCATGCTGTTCCGTTGTCTTTTCAGCATCCATGTACTCATCAAGTACATAGTACAGTTGCTCATCCCAATCATAAGCAATTACACAAAAAGCAGTAGGATCTCGATAACCTACGTCAAGGCCTGCAAATACATCCATACCGCTGGTATCCAATGCTTCGTTATTGGCTATGCATGTTTCGTGATTGAAGTTCCAAATCTGACCCTCGTAAGTATTGAAGTCTGCTTCATACTCTTGTCTGAATTCAGCATCTGACATACTTTTTCTTGCTTCGGCAATATCAGTCTCGGACATTCGTGGGTTGTCTATATAAGTTGCACGAATTGAGCACCACTCGGGAAACTCATCGTTAAATCCTCTATCAAAAAACTCTGCAAACCAGTTGTTCCTGCCGCGAGGCGTCGAGATAAAGATAGCTTTTGAGTCATCTTTATCAAGAGTAGGTCGAAGTGCTACGTTAAATGCGTCACGCCCGTCTGCCAACGCCGCTTCGTCAAAGATAATTAAATCGTAGCTTCTACCTACACAGGAATCAACTTGGTTTACTGAGCCCATTCTTACTGTCGACCCGTTACTCAGTTCGATAACTTTATCCTTTGCGTTATCTTTTACAACTTCCAAGTCGAAATGTTTTATTAAGTTCCTTTGAAGATCAAAAGAAATCTGAGACAGCGAGTAGTTGGGAGACATTATAAGAATGTTTGAATTCGGAACTAGGGAGACTAGTTGGCCGATAATGTTTGCGATGTAGGTTTTACCCTGTCGGCGTGATACTGCCGCGCAAACGAAGCGATATTTATTATTATTTATCGCATTAATGATTGCTACCTGGGACGGTAGTGGAGTTATGCCGAGCAGCTCTAAATAGGGCTCTACTGGCAGCTTGAGGAAGCGTGTCTCAGATTGTAAGTCTAGCAGAGACTCCGATACTATATCAGCTCTGCTTATTTGTACTGTCATAATTTACTGCTCTACTTTTGTTGCATCTCTATAGTAGATAATTATTTCTTTCTGCTGGCGTATATACCTACGAAGTTCTTGCAAGTTAAACGCCATATTTTCGTAGTCTTGTGGAGTCATCCCAAATATAACAAATGTTCCACCTTGCATTTTACTGATACGAGCGATCTGCTCTTCTAGATTTTTTTCTGTGACTACAAAAAATTCTACATCCTGCAAATCTATTTTTCTAGGGAGTTGAGGCTGATAGATCTCCAGTGTTTTATATTCAGTTATAGTTTTTATGACCGGCTCGGGGGTTGGTAGAGGGTCACTTTTCATAAAAGAACAACCAGATAAAAATAGTATAATTAAAAAACTAGTTGCTATCCGCATTTTGCACCTCTTCACTATCTTTTTCTATCTGTTCAAAAACTTTTTTTGTACCGTTGTTGATTCGAGGCTCAATAAGCCCAGGCTTTACTCGGGCTAACTTAGTGAGATCGTGCCTTTTGAAGATAGACAAGTAGTCATCCATCTCTGCCTGCATTTCGTTATTTGCCTCAGTAAGTTTTCCAACGGCTTCTAATTGTACTTTTAAGTTATTTTCTGCTTGCTTTCTTGAAGCTGTTTCTGTTTCCAAAGCTGTTTCTAGCTTTGTTGTATTTTCTTTTAGAATTACATTATTTGCTTCAAGCTGTGCGATTGTTGCTTCTGCCTTACTTACAGTTGTAGTATGGTATGCGTATGCACCTCCAGCTACAACTAACATAAGTGGCATAGCTTTTATTAGTCCTAACATTAGTATATCTTCCTCAAGTCATAGCCTACAGGATTTACCACTTTTATTTCATGTTTTACTCCAAGCAAGTCTACAAAGATTATATGTGTTGTACTAATCTTTTTTATTTCTTTTGCTCGGTAAGTTTTAGGGGCACCACTTTCTATTCGTGATCCGTCCTCTAAAAATTTTACCTCTCCGGGAAAGAAAACAGTAAGTTCCCACTCTTCCCGAATAACTGTTCGCCACCAGTGTTTAATTTTTGACCAGACACCAACAGTTACTAATTCTTCTTCTTGTTTCTGTTCAATCTTTTTATCAGTCATTTTTCCTATGCCTATTCCAAGCAACAAATCCAAATAATCGTAAAGACCAATAAGCTAAGTAATTTAGCACTTTAAATCCATTCTGTTCTATACAAATATCTCGAAAAATTATATCCATCTCTTTTTGCGTTTTAGGCACTTCGCCTTTTTCGCACTTTACCAGCTCAGCGTACTTGTACCCATAATCGTGAACAAGACCACCCATAAGCAGGACTCCAACGGGCGAAAGCCACATTGCAAGAAACTTAGGTACTGATGCACCATCAAACTCAAAGCCTTTCTCAATAACATACTCTTCTCCATCTAGAAAATAATACCAATCTTCTACTAGCCTCCAGCGTCGAGTTCCAGTAAGCCAGAGCCAAATTGCTTTCCAGAATCCTTTATCAGCTGTGCAAATTTTTATCGGTTTTAAGATAGGCATTTCTTCGTACTCGAAACCAATACGATCTTCCCCTTGCCCATCAAATATGTTAATAACAAAAGCTATTAAAATAATGGCAGCCACAACTACTGGCTGCCAGAATGTTACCATCAGATCAAGAATCACTTTTTACTCCAAGCTTGTGCTCCGAAGAACGCTGCGACAAGACCCGCTACAGCCACAAAATAGGTCGGTGCCATATCCCCGAGAACATCTGCAGC